TGAAAAATATCCTATCATCCTACATGATCAAGTTGTCAATTTAGATGATATCGTAGGTTCTATATTTAGATATCAGTACGTCCTTAGAAAAGATATTATTGTCGAAAAAGGAACAGAATTGTGTAATAGACATAAGTTTATGATACTTCAAAATGTACAGACAGATGATTGTAATTTGGAAATATTGTCACCAAAACAAACTGTGAACACTTCTATAATTATACCATCTTTCAATATCGTTATTATTCCTTATCGATGGTGTATTAAGAATAACGACTTTCCACTTAAATGTATTTTACTTGATGATCTTATTCACGGTCTTGCGAATATACACGTTAACTAACTCTGGATACGAAGTTCCTTTGATTTTAGTGTTATAACTTATTTTTACGTTTCTATTTTCTACGTAATAGTTTATGATATCAAAGATGTCAGTTTTATTTTTTCTGGAAATTTTAGTAAAAAAAGATTCGTCACTCTTTTTTTGTGTCTCAAACATTTTTGGGAAACGCATATCCAAATAATTTATATAATTCATTAAATCTCTCTTTAACACTTTTTTCATCGTTTTTTCATCCAATATCAACTTGTAATTATCTATAATTCCCAAATTCTCAAACTTTGTTATTGTGTCACGAATATCCTTATCCATTTATTTATTATTAGATTTATTCATTCTTCATTACTTTCTCAAAATACATATATTCTTGCTGTTGTTTCGGCTTTATATCAAACTTCTTTCTCTTATCTTCGTGTATATAACTTATACGATTGTATTGTAATGGTATCGTATTCGTCAACGTCTCTACCGGACAATTCAAACATTTCAAATATATCTCCATATGTTTGTCATACATATCCTTTTCATTGTAAATATAATTGACCTTTAACATACATTGGAATATAATATCTCTATAATCTTCGTTGGAGTAATGTAGACCGATTTTGTTGATAGTGTTGTATGCTTCGATAATTAATTCTTTTTTCTTACACATATCGAAGAGATCTTTTAAGATCTGCGTATATTCTCTTATTTCACTAACATAAATACATATCTCCCATAGTTTATCAATATGTTCTTTATACATAACGTCTATACAAGAGTTAATGATGTTTTCCCTTCGAGTCGTTTTGAGTTCATTGATTAAAATGTTTTTCGCTTCTTCATCCTTTATTTTAACTTTTTTTTGTTTTGGTTTTTGTTGTTTTACGGGTTTATTACACAATGCGATATAAAGATAGATTTCTACAAGAAGTTTGCGTTTAATGTCTGTATTGTTATTTTCGTAAGAATTAATTAAATTATATAATTTTGTTTTTAAAAATACACCGTGATAGATATTCTTGGAACCGATTATATATTTTATATAAAAGTTAATTACATTGGGAATTATACTCGTTATACGTTTTGTAGTCTCTACTTTTACCGTTTCATAACATATCTCTTTAATATTACATCTTAGTATTATATCTTCATTCATTCTTGTGATAACGAGAACGGTCTTATAGTATTTAATATATTTTTATAATCAATCAATGACTGCATGAAAAACATAATGATGTTCCTTTTCAACTCAATTTCAATTTTATCCACATCAATACTCGTAAGATGTCTAAGTTTGTACTCATTATTAGTATTGTCAAAGTATATTAATTTATGTAAGGTGTCTAACATTTGTGTAAAGTTTGTTTTGTAGTGATTTCTCATAAGAGAAATTGAATTTGATAAAAGTTTGTTATTTTTGGCGATATACCGTTTTGGGTATGCACAGAGATTCCAGTTAAAAACTGGATTTTCTTTTTTCACTTTTATATAAATATCCGTGTCATAAATATTATTACCTCCTGTTTGACACACAAAATCACTTCTGTGAATCTTTTCGTGATCATCTTTACTCAATATAATATCTCTACAAACGTGTCTTTGTAATCTACGTTTACTATAATCACCAAGTATTTCTTGTAACTGTTTCAAGAAAAGTTCACGTTCTTGGTTTGTCAAAATGTATTTGACGAAGGCATCGAAACCGGATAGTTTTGAAAAGTTAACACCCTTTTGAAACTCTCGCACATCCGTTTGATCACTCTCACATACCGTCATCTTAATGAAATCCGGATTTGATTTTATATTACGCAACACAATTCCTCCAATACTATTGTCACCATTATTTTCAATATCGTATATGTATTTGATACAATAGATAAGTTGTAAAACACGTGTATAATGGAGACTGATGTTATGACAGTAATGTTTCTTAGTTTTGGAGATATCTGTTTTTGGGATTAAAAGATATGATTCTAGATTGTTCAGGTCATATTTTTTGTATTTATTCAGGGATTTTTCGTTGATAATCGTGAAATCTTGACACCGACCTTTGAGGAAGAAGTTGTATTCTTGGTTTTGGAAAATATTGTTAGAGTTTAAAATACCGTTGATAATTTCATTAAATTTAACTAATTCATTTTCAAAAACATTAGTTTGAGGTAATGACTCTTTAGATGTAGTTAATCCCATTTTATATAAAAAATGAAATTAATATAGTGTCAAACAAATATTTAAATACTATCTCTATAAATTTAGTCTATTATGACCACACACACTACCTTATTCCTGAAAAAGAAATGTCGTTTCTGCAATAAAAAATCGGGTCTACTAACATTATGTAAATACTGTGATAAACATTTCTGTTTTAACTGTATACAATACGAAATACATAGTTGTGAACAAACGGAAACTATGAAAGAAAATAAGAGACGCAATCTTCAAGAAAAATTAGAAAACGAAAGATGTGTCAAAGTTAAACTCGAGAGTATTTAAAGAAGAGTTAAAGTATACAATATGTGAAAAAATAATATTTTAATATTTTATATACTTGACCAAAAATGACTACGATTATAGAACCTTTGTTGGATACGAACTCTAATCGGTTTGTATTGTTTCCAATTAAATATGATAATATATGGTCTATGTATAAGAAAGCAGTTGCGTCCTTTTGGACAGTAGAAGAGATATCTTTTTCAGATCTTGATGATTGGGATAAACTTACTGATAACGAACAAAGATTTATTGAGAATACGTTAGCATTTTTTGCGGCAAGTGATGGTATAGTAAACGAGAATCTGGTTGGAAGATTCTATAATGATATTCAGGTTCCGGAGGCACGAGCTTTTTACACTTTCCAGATGGCTATTGAGAGTGTACATTCAGAGTGTTACTCTCTGTTGATTGATACATACATTAAAGACGATGCAAAAAAACATAAGTTATTTAATGCAATTGATAATAATGTATCAATAAAGAACAAAGCGGATTGGGCATTGAAGTGGATTGAGAGTAATGATTCGTTTGCGACACGACTTGTAGCTTTTGCTATTGTGGAGGGGATTTTCTTTTCAGGGGCATTTGCTTCTATTTACTATATAAAAGAGAAAGGTTTATTGCATGCACTTACATTTAGTAACGAATTGATAAGTAGAGACGAGTCTCTTCATACAGAGTTTGCGATATTACTGTACAACACACTTGAAAACAAATTGGATCAAACTGTTGTGCACGATATATTTAGAGAGGCCGTGGAATTGGAGACGGAGTTCGTGGTGAACACCTTACGTTGTTCACTATTGGGTATTAATGCGGATATGATGACTGATTACATAAAATTTGTCGCTGATCGATTGTTAATACAATTGAATTACGAACGTTTGTACAACATAGAGACTTGTCCATTGGATTTTATGGAGAGAATCTCGATAACGAACAAAAGTAACTTCTTTGAGGTGAGGGTAGCGGAGTATAGTAAGGCTACGATAGACAAAAGTAATTTAAGTTTTACTTTTGACAACAATAACGATGATGATTTCTAGATATCTTCGGTAGGTAAGAGGACTTCTTTGTATTGGACAAGTTTTTTGTAACATTTGTTTATCGTAACTTCTGATATTTCACAAGCTTTCGAAATGTCTTTTTTTGTTATGTTGTGTTTGTATTCGACACAACATAGGAATATACTGCCTGCGGCGATAGAGGGTGGTGCGTTTTCAGATACGATCGAGTATTCGTCTGCTTTCTTCACAATATATTTGCATTTCTCTACAATATCGGGCTTGTTGAGTTTGGAACAATATCGCACAATAAAGTCTTCGGGTAGAGTTGAAGCCACATTCAGTTTGAGTATTTCGTGGAACTTCTTACAACCTCGTGTCATTGTCGTAATGGACAAATTGAAAATGGTCGCAATCTCTTTCGCACTTCGAGGCACGCCGTTGTTTTTACAAGACATATAGATACTCGACGCAATGAGACCATTACGGTTTTCACCTCGTGATATCTTTGTTTCAGACAACTGTTTGTACATCAACTTAGCATCATCAATGATAGATTGGGATATTCCACCACTCGAAGCTTTCGAATTCAACTTGTTGATAACATTGTAGAGACTTCTTTCTTTGTACGGCATCGAGTTCCACATATGATACTTACGGATACGAGCCATTTGATAGTAATTCTTTGACATATTTTCCATCCCAATCACTGATCCCAATGAAGACCTTGGTAGAAAGTCGTTTGTGGGCATTCCACATCGAGTTGGATTGTTCGTCTTGTTGTCGTCGCAACCATAATATCTCCATTCAGCACCCAAGTCTATTATTTTAGAATTTAAGGTACCGCATTTAACACATATATAATTGGTCTCATCACAATCAAACTCTGTACTATCACATTCAGTGTTCATACATTTGATTTCTTCCGGATCTTCTTCTCCTACTGTATCAGTTACATCAGTGTCTTTATCTTCAAGATTGAAGTTGTTGAAGAGATTCCAAATGTCTTCGTCAAAGGTATCGTCCATCACCACAATTTAAATACCTACTTTAATACTATATTATTTACTCAATGATACAAATTCTATCAAATTTTTATATAAAAGAAAAAAAGGATATCGTTGACACTCCTCCAAACTCTATTATCCACACTATCAATACAGACAATATAGAAGAAAAACTATCCAGAATCATAGAAGATTACAAAAACCTCCACACAATTGTCGTGATATACTCTTATAAAGAGGATATCAAATATCTCTTAAGTATTTTCACAAAAAAATATTGTAACATTCGTAACAGAAGTGAATTCGAAGATCTTCTAATTATGAATGGTTTTGTGTTTCTATGACAATATCGTAAAAGAACTCCCGTGGAATCTGTGACATATCAATTAACATCATATTCATCGCAAACTGTCTCCTCAAATCATTCTGCTCAATGTACTTATGAATGACATCCTCATCATCTGTATTAATCATCTTTAATGCTTGCTTTTTACCTACAATACTGGGTATATTGTCAGATGGATCTCCCGACAACACCTTCAACAACAAATCTTTCCTAGGATTAGACAAACATCTATTCCTAATCGATTTGAAAGATGGTAAATTAACAACATCAAGATTATCCCTTATCATTTGTAAATAATCGTTATCATTTGTCAAAATAACAATCTCATTTGGAATCTTCTTTGAAATAATATATACAATGTCATCCGCTTCCAACTTCTCGTGACACACATACTGAATACCCTTCTCTTTCAGTAACGGCACGATCTCATCATATATAATTGGAAATATTTTTGGATTGATTTGTTGTTCTTTGTCATCAATTTTATCACGATTTTCTTTATATTTGTCGAAGATATCTAGACGCCATATGTTTTTTCTGGAACAGTCACCAACTAATATAACATTTTTCTTGTTCACTTTGAATTTTTTTATAATCTTTTCGATATTGTCGATAAAGACTTTTTTGTATTTGGTTAATAAGACTTCTTCGTCGAAGGGAGTTTGTGATATTTTGAACCAAGACATTATCGCATAGTATCGATATATGAAGTAGTATGAAAAGTCTATCATCAAGACTTTTTCATCCGGAAGCACGGTTATCATTTTGAAGAATTCAATATTATATATATTCTATCTTTATTAGTTATATCAATTTTTTATATAAATACATAATACATATACTCAAACTCCATAACAATATTATATACGCATTCAATGTTGCGTATTTCGGACAAGACACATCCATACAACGCAATGTTATTACAGATATTACACAAGGAAAGAATAACATTAATATTACCTTCAATCTACGTATATATTGTTTCTTATTTTCATTTATCTGTGGAAGCAGAAGTGTTGATAATAAGATTGCATATGAAATGGTTGCCAGGTTGGACGCTTTCATTCTATATTTAATTAAATTAAATAAAATTTGATTACTATTTAATGATTTTGTGACAATATATAATAGTTCCACATTATTACATTCAACTATGGGTATTCCTCTCTATTTTCACAAAATAACTAACACTCACAAACACATAATATCCCCCAAGAAACAAAGATGTGATCGACTATTCCTCGATTTCAACGGAATCATTCATAATGTCTACCAAACTATCAAACACGAGATCGATATCAATATGTCTAAAATAGATTTTCAATCCAATCTTAACCAAGAAGTCGTCAAGTATATGGAATACATCTTAGATTATGCTAAACCTAAAGAACTTGTCTATATCTGTATCGACGGTGTCGCTCCACTTCCAAAAATACAACAACAACGAAAAAGACGTTATTTATCGGCATGGTTACAATCTCAACAAAAGGAAGAAGGATATGTGTGGGATTCAAATGCGATTTCGCCAGGGACAGAGTATATGTCATCATTGAACACACATTTAAGAAATTACATCAAGAATTCCAACACCAAATTCGAAATTATATTATCTGATAGTTCTCAAAAAGGTGAAGGCGAACATAAAATTTTCGACTACATTCATTGTCATCCAAATAACGACTTTGTTGACGTCATTTACGGTCTAGATGCCGATCTTATTATGTTAAGTATATCATGTAATAAATCAAAGAAATTCTTGTTACGCGAACCACAACATATTCATCAGTACAATAGTACGATACCGTTTCTATGGTTTGATGTTGAGAAGTTTAAAACAAGTTTAATAGAATATCACGATGATATGATTGATGTACATTCTTATGTGTTTCTATGTTTCCTTATAGGTAACGACTTCTTACCGAATGTGACATACTTGACGATTCACAACGATGGTATTCATAAAATTGTAAACACATACATACGACTGTTGAAAAACAATGGTAAATCAACGATTATTAAAGAAATTGGTGATGTCTATGAGATAGACACACAAGTGTTGAAAGATTTAATAGAGGAACTGTCGAAAAACGAGGATGACGAAATGAAGTCATTACATAAATCATACTACGATAAAAGTATGATTTTTAAAACAAACAAAATGCGATTGGAAAATTATGGAATAAGTCATAAAGATACTACAACTAAAGAAATATTTAAACAAAAAAACTGGAGATTACATTACTATTACAATTTATTTAATACAAATCAATATAACGATAATATTACAAATGATGTTACAAAATGTTACATTAGAGGATTAAAATGGGTATGTGACTATTATTTTAATAAGTCCTACACTAATAATTGGTACTACAAGTATAATTATTCTCCTACTCTATTGGATATTTACAATTTCTTGGAAGTGAATAGGAATGTATTAACAGATTCAGTAATCGAAAAAACAATAAATATAACTACAGATATTCAATTGTTACTAATTCTACCGAAGTTATCTATCGATATATTACCAGAAAACTTAAGACATATAATGACTAGTAGGGAACTAGGGGTGTATTATCCAAAGAATTTCAGTATACATACATATCTTAAAACAAAACTACACGAATGTTTCCCCATACTGCCGATTATTGACATAACCCTTCTTGAATTTCACTTACTAAAGATGACTATTTGAAAATTATCTCGTAACTCTTGTTGTTTCTAAATATATGTAGTTTACTATCTTCTACTTTTTGTATTCTGTAGAAAATTAATTTCTTTTTGTTTATTATCTTTTCTTCTCTAAGTAATTTGTAGTCAAAAAGTTTAAGAAATTGTGCTAAGATGGTTATTGCACGTTTCTCTGTAATATCGTTGAGATAGATCTTTGCCTTACAAGGAAGATAATATAGAATCAATTCGGGTATAAGATCGTTTAGTTTATCGACTGTACTAAGTTCGATAAGATCACCCTTATTAAATTCATGGGTGTCATTTAAACTCTGGACACCATAACATTTTAACAATTGAATTAAGAAATCTTCTGATGGTATATCACAGAATAACTGCAAATATTTCATAATTTGTATATTATATATTTAAGATAATAAATTTGTTTTCCTTAATTTTTCCCTAGATTTCAAAATATCATTTAAACTCGGCCTCACAACTTTATTAATTTCCCGTTTTTGCACATTTTGTTGAGGAGGAGGAGGTGGTGGTGGCGGTAGTTTTGGTGTTGAAACAACTTTTTGCACCAACAAAGATTTTTTTAAACCAAGTGGTTCCATCCTGTGTATCTGACTCAATTTCAAATTAATCCCATAAAACTTATCGTTTATCCACAAACTCTTTACATACACAACTATTACCACATTATCACTCTTTTTCAATCTGCTCATCTCTATCTCATTTCCATCTATATCAAATACACTCGTATCATATTCACATACATTCTTAAAATTAATTACAGCCGTTTCATTTGATATCATGTTATACATTTCCTTGTTTTTAAATAATCCCTCGTACTTTGTATTTTTTTTCACTCTGGATGTGATCTTATCAACGATTTTCTTTAAATCATTCAAGCACACCGATGTATCTATAAATTTTATAATTTTACCCTTGTTACATATCTGTAGATTTCTCAACGGTACCAATAGTACTTTGTTATTATAATACAAATCAAATATATATGTGTTATCGTTAGGATACTCCAATGGTTTCTTTATATTTATACTATCACATTTCAGAACAGATACCTCGACTATATCCAATCCACTCATTTTTAAAATTTGAATTTAAACTTAATCTAATTATATAATTTTAACTATAAATATGTACGATATTGAAAAAGAAATACGACATCTATTTGTTAATATCATAAAAGAATACAATAAAAAACTTCTCATCGAAATTTCAAAAAAATTTGATTTGAACGAAGAGAAAATACTTGACAAGTATCTTACACCATATTATTATATGCCTGTTGTCGAACGTTCCACAAACTCGATCAATATTGATAACTAAAGTATGTTTGTTCTCGAAGGTAATATCGGTTCAGGAAAGACCACTCTCCTCAATAATCTTGCAAAACACAATATCCCTATCATTCCTGAACCGGTTGACGAATGGTTTCAATTAAAATCTAACGAAAACCAATCTATCTTCGAGTTATTCAACAACGAACCATCAAAATATGCTTTCGAATTCCAAATGGTTGTTATGTTATCCAGATTAAAAAAATTTATCGCTGATACCCATACTAACACTATCTTTGAACGATCCATCCTTACAGATAAACACATTTTTGTGAATACATTGAACGATAACAACTCTTTAACTTCTATACAATCTTCTATCTTTCACGACTGGTTCAATTATGTCCTGAAAGATGTTAAAAAAATCAAAGGTATTATTTACCTACGTGTTGATCCTAAAATATGTTTTGAACGTATCGCCATTCGCAACAGATCCTCCGAAAATAATATCCCGTTCGATTACATATTAGCTCTTCATAAAAAACACGAAGAATGGTTAATCAATAATACAGACTTTGATGTTCTTATTATTGATAATAACGATCAAGCAAATTTAGATAAAATCAAAGAATTTATTAAAAGTCGTAGCACCTAGACTTGAGGAACGTGTTACCGGAATATAAATTATCGGTGAATCTAGAGGAAGATATCAACATTTTGAATGACAAATAGAATGTAAAGATGACTATACAGAATGCTAAACTTACGTAATTGAATGTAGAGTCTCCTTTTAAGAAACTTATCTTCTTTTTTATTGCCATCTCTCTAGCACTTAACTCTTCTAACATTGCATCATAATCAGTGTTATCATTTTTACCACCTCCTTTTTGTACTTTTTTGTCTTCGTATTGAGAGTCATCGAATGCACTTGATATCATATTACTTACCTCTTCCATTTCACTATTTAATGTTAACTTTTGAAACGGATTATTTGATAGATTCGATACCACAATTATAGACAATATTAATACTAATAGTATTCCAGATATCATTATCTCTGACATCGGGAATGGTGCTCCACTAGTATTCAATTTTATATAATTACACTTCTCATACAATTCTAAAGATTTAATTAATTCTTTATACATTTTCTTTCTTATAGACGCCACCCCTGTATTCATAACCTCTTGTACACCAACCATCGTCTGGCTTGGATAAGCCGTGCTCGCATACTCCTGACATATACTATTGTATTTAACCAAACTCTCATTTAACTTCTTTGTATTTATATCCCTCATCATCTTATTATATCTTATCAATGATGCTCTCTTAGAATTATAAGTATACAACAACACACACGATAACAACCACGCACTCACGTACATCGATACAGTAACTATCTTCCAGTAATTTAATTCGTCTAGTTTCTCCTCTTTCTCTTTTATTCTTCTCTCTTCTACAATTCGTTCAGACTCTGGATCTATCTTTTCTGTTTGATTTATAGTTTCACTTTGGTTACCCATCATCCCAAATGGTATCATCCCTGGCATCATCATCCCCATATTAGGTTGTTGTGTTACTGTTTTTGTCTCTTTCTTTTCTATCGGTTCACTTTTCGTATCTTTCACTATATCTCCTTCTCCTGTTGCTTCTGTTGATTTTCCTGCTTCTGGTTTTGCTTCTTCTGTTGCTGCTTTTTCTGCTGTTTCTTCTACTTCTTCTGTTTTTGCTGTTTCTTCTACTTCTTCTTTTTTTGCTTCTGTTGATTGTCCTTCTTCTAGTTTTGCTTCTTCTGTTGCTGCTTTTTCTTCTGTTGCTTCTTCTGTTGTTGCTTCTGTTGTTGCTTCTGTTGTTGCTTCTGTTGTTGCTTCTGTTGTTGCTTCTGTTGTTGCTTCTGTTGATTGTCCTTCTTCTAGTTTTGCTTCTTCTGTTGCTTCTGTTACTTCTTCTGTTGTTGCTTCTGTTGTTGCTCCTGTTGATTGTCCTTCTTCTAGTTTTGCTTGTTCTTGTGTATTTACTTCTTCTGATTTTGCTTGTTCTTCTTCTTTTACTACTTCTGGTGCTACTTCTTCTGCTTCTCCTGCTGCTCCTTCTGGTGTTTCTAAATTACTACCACCGATTAAATATTTAAAGTCTTTCATAGATATTATGTTACTCATATTACAATGTTATTTTTATTAAATATAATAATATTATTTAATTAATTGATGTTTTCAACTTCTTTATCATCTTTATTTTTTTTTCTTTAATAGAGAACCTACTTTACCAAGTTTACTTTTAGCTGTATCTAATTTTTGTTGTTCAGAGGGACTATTTGATTCATTTTGACTCTTTGTTGTAGTCTCTTTATTTTTTTTCTTTAATAGAGAAACTACTTTACCAAGTTTACTTTTAGCTGTATCTAATTTTTGTTGTTCAGAGGGACTATTTGATTCATTTTGAC